CCAACTGATGTTAGATTAGAAGCAATGAGTTTGTATGTTGCAGGGTCAGACACAGCAAAACAAATAACTGAAAAACTTGCGGAAAAGTTTGAAGTCGATATTACTATTTCGACTATTTATTCGTGGGCTAAGAAGTTNAACTGGGATGAGAAGCGTCTACAAATTCAAGAGACTGGGGTTTCTACGGTAATGGAAACCGAAAGCCAACGCTTCGCTAGGCTACAAACAGAGCATTTAGATACATATACAGACATACGCGAAAAAGCTCAAAATGAATTAAAGGGTTTAAACTTCCATGATGCTGGAGTAGCGGCACGTACCGTGGATATGAGTATTCAAGGGGAACGTAAAACTATGGAAGGTTTGATACACGTTCAATTTGTGCAGGACATATTAAATGTTTTAGTTGAGGAAATTGCTGACCCTGAAACCGTTAGTCGTATTGCGGCTCGTTTTCAAGGTGTTATTCAACAAGCAGGTGATAAGTAATGGCTAATGAGGTTGTAACGGTAGCTGATGCGTTAGCACGGTTATCTGAAGGACTTTCTACCAATCAAAAACAATCTATAGGAAGCTTTCATGAATTTGTTGTAGATATTTGGTCTCAAAGTTTTGAGCGACCAGAACTATTTGATACGTGGCACGTAGGGGTTATTACAGAAGATGCTGAAAGAGCTTTATCAGACAATAAAAACTATGTGGCGATCTTACCCCGTTTTCATTTCAAAAGCACTTTACTAGGACATGCTTTTAGTGTGTGGCGTTTGTTGAAAGCAACTCGTGACATGTCAATCCTATATTTATCATATAGCGATACGATGGCACGTTACCACATATCAGAAATTAATAAAACGGTTCAGAGAAACCCAATCTTAATGGATATGCTCACCGCCCGTAATTCTCGTGCGGAATTTCAATTTAGGTATACAGTAAATAATAAACCTGTTGAAATACTGCATGGNGGTTTGTTTTCATTCAAACGTGGTATGCACGTAAACGGAGCGTTGATTGCTGATGACATATTGCGAGACCCAGAAAACCCNTTACAGTTGGGCGAGATAAATAAAATTGAAGATCACTTCATGACTGAAAGTATGTTTATNCCGAATCAAGAAGCCCCAGTTATTGTTCTGGGAACCCCTATGCTCCCCGACGACTTATTAGGTAAACTACAACGTGATGACCGGTTTATATCTCGTGTTCTCCCCGCTATTGACCCTACCCCTGATCGCCACATACTTATGCCCTCACTGTATTCTGAGGAATGGCTAACAGCACAACAAAAGGCACGACCGAAATCATTCGCTTCTGAGTTCTTACTACAACCATCATTCCAAACGGAATCTTATTTCAACAGGGAAGATATCGCCGCTTGTGAAGATAGTTCTCTACGACAATTTAGTGTCCACACCCCGTATAAAAAAGCAGAAAACGAACAGTTGTTTGCAGGGTTTGATGTTGGTAAAAAGCGACACCCTTCCCACTTAGTAATCTTCAGTCGGGTAGGTGACGAAATAAAACAAATTAATCAGACGTGGTTAGACGGGTGGAATTATTCTGATCAAATACAGTTTTTGAACGAAATAGCGCAAAACTTTCAGCTAGAAAAAGGGTATATTGATAATACAAGAGGAGAATTAGAAGATCGTGGATTAGCGCAAGTTTGGCACCCTATGATATTCACTGCAAAAAGTAAACACACTATGGCGCAGGTTTTAGAAGAATATGTACATGGGGGTAAGCTAAAACTCCTAAAAGATGAAAGACAGTCCCAACAGATAATTTCTGTAAACAATGATTTAAAAGCCCCCGTTACTCCTATGGGACACGGGGATGCTTTCTTTTCCATTGCTATGGCGGTACAAGCCGCTTACGAAACTACTATCTACAAGTATGCAACTTTAGGTAGCGCAACGGACTGGCTTGATGCGGTGTCTCCGGGGGAAACTCCAGAAGATCGGGCTAAAGAAAATGGTGTTGATAATAAAGGGGTTTCCGAACGTTTAGATAACATGCTAAAATTAAAGAGCGTGAACCCCGTTGAGGAAAGTGGTGAGCATTTAAACCCCGATTGTTCTGAATCGGTATGTCAACCAAGTTTTTGGGTACGAGAACGTAAATTATGTATATACTGTGGATACAGAGGGTAGGAGAAATAAATGACAACAACTATGACACTAACGGATACCATCGGAACGATACCAGTAATCTTAAGTCCACAGGCAAAGGTAGTAGCCGAGAAACGTTACTTCCTAAAGAACGATAATAATGAGGTTACCGAAGATGCTTCCGCTTTGTTTAGGCGTGTCGCTGACGCAATCGCCGCTATTGAAACACAGTACGGCAAACTAGATGTAGACACCCAGCTTTCAGCTAACGAGTTTTATACTATTATGTCTAATTTAGATTTTATACCGAATTCTCCAACACTAATGAATGCGGGAACAAAACAAGGAACCTTATCCGCATGTTTCGTGCTTCCTTTAGAAGATAGCATGGAAGGCATTATGAAAGCCGCCCATGACACTGCTATGGTTCAAAAATTTGGTGGTGGCACTGGGTTCGCTTTATCTAATCTTCGCCCTAAGGGGGATAGAATTAAGACGACTCATGGTNTTTCGTGTGGCCCGATAGAGGTGCTTAAGACGTTATCAAGGGTGTCTTCGATGATTACTCAAGGCGGTAAACGTGATGGTGCTAACATGGCTGTTATGGATATTCACCACCCAGATATTTTAGAATTTATTGACTGTAAAAAGATTGAGGGTGAAATCCACAACTTTAATATATCTGTTGGCGTAACTGATAATTTCATGAAGGCAGTTAAAGCCGGTACTACTTACCCTTTAATTAACCCACGAACAAAAGAAATCGTCACAGAGTTAGACGCTCGTGAGGTGTTCAGTAAGATTGTATATGGGGCGTGGAGGAACGGTGAGCCGGGAATGATCTTCTTAGATACCGTAAATAAAGATAATCACGTATCAGACACTTACGGTAAAATGATTGCAACTAATCCGTGTGGGGAACAACCCCTTCTGGGTAATGAGTCATGCAACTTAGGCTCTATTAATGTTGCTAATTTTTATGCTGACACTAAATTAGCACACTCCTCAGAACCCACTTTGGACTGGAAAGAAAATATAGATTGGTCTGAATTAGGTAAAGTTGTAAAGATAGCAACACGCTTTTTAGATAATGTTATTGATGCAAATTATTACGCAACGCCTGAAATAGAAAACATGACAAAGGCAACTCGAAAAATTGGTTTAGGTGTAATGGGTTTCGCAGACTTACTAATTCGTTTACGTGTGGGTTATGATACGGAAACAGGTAGACATGTTGGTGAAACACTTATGGGCTTCATCCAAGACGTAGCAGATAACGAGTCAGCCGTATTAGCTGAAGAACGTGGGGTATTTCCCGCATGGGAGAAAAGTGACTACGCTGAATCCGGTCAAAAATTTAGGAACGCTTGCCGCTTAACGGTAGCTCCAACAGGAACTATTTCTATGTTAGCCGACACTTCTAGTGGCGTAGAGCCTACATTTGCATTGGCGTGGAAGAAGATGAATATCCTTGAAGGGGAAACTTTGTATTATGTAAACAAATATTTCCAAAAAGATGCTCATAATTTCGGCTTCTACTCTGATGATCTGATGGAACATATTTCTAATGGGGGTTCCTTGAAGGACAGAGCGGAAGTTCCAGACTGGGTTAAGGGTGTGTACACAACTGCTATGGATATTTCCCCAGAAGCACATGTGGCTATGCAAGCCGCTTTCCAAAAATCGTGTGATTCCGGTATTTCTAAAACAATTAACTTTGCTAATGACGCAACATTAGAAGACGTGTATACTGCATATATGCTATCTTGGGAAAGTAACTGTAAAGGTATAACGGTATATAGGTCTGGTAGCAGGGACAAAGAAGTTTTGGTAAAATCTGAAGCCAATAATCAACCTGTCCTTGAGGGGTTTGAGGCAACGTACAACGAGTTAGAAGAAACGTGCTGTGATAACGCTTTTTTAATTGAGGAAAGTGGGTGCATAACGTGTAAATCTTGTGGTTGGAGTAAGTGCCACATAGCGTAAATTTTAGTTTATGTAGTATAATAGTTTAGGTAAGTAGGAGAGTAATTATGACTTTAGGTAATATTCTTAGAGAACGTGACGAGCAGTATATTTCTAATAGGGATGCATCTGGGACGTGGCGTATTTTAGATACATGGCATGAAGAGTTGAAGACTATAGGCCCGGAAGACGAGGTAGGTGATTCATCTGAGGCGGTAACCGTTATATCTGAGGGGGCATTTATATCCTTGATGAAGGAAGCGGGACGGTCAGGAATTCTTGATAACGTGTCGAACACGGGGGATTCAGAAGAGTTTGCTGATATGTCTGAACAGTACGAGCAAGCTATACTAAAAATACAAAATTTGGAAACCATAATTGCGAATCAGAAAGAGCAATTGTCTGATACACGTACTGTGTATTCCGAGCATTCCCATATTAAAGAGAAAGCGATGGACACCGTTCTTAAATTAGCAGGTATGGATACATTGGTTTCGCAACGGTTTAATGACTTAGGTAAGGATTAATTTATGAAATTATCTGAATATATGCCTGAAATGCCCGGAATGGCACAACAGATGGTTGATTTCAATGAAGGTTTGAATTTTATTCAACTGATGAAACAACAAGGCGACACAAGTACTGCGCCTTCTATTGGTCTTGACCACATTGTAAATACATGGGTCAGACACCAAATGGCGTACAGGCAGCAGCTTGTCCAAGACTTACAGACAATTTCTTATTCGGTGGCTGAAATTAGAACCGCTTTAGGTCACATTACTGGTGAGGTGTTCCGTCGTGGGATAGAGGTAAAAGCGAAAAAAGAAAATGCTGACAGAGAACAGTTAGATTATTTTAATAAGTTTTTGTTAGATTGTAATATCTTTGACCAAAGTTTAGAGTCTGTACTTAGGCAATTCCATAGTGATATAAACACTGTAGATGATGGCTTTCTTTATTTAATGAAAGAGTACCATGATGATGGTGGGAAAATTAGATCAAAGGTAAAAGAAATTCGGCGGTTGAATCCAGCACTTGTAGAATTCGACCTTGATCAAGCAGGTCTACCTAAAAATTCTCATTGGATATGCCCAATGGATAGGAGCGATGTTGAAGACGTTCCCGGTAAATCTAAAAAGGGTTACGAACGTGTCCCTGCTATGTATAAGTACTACCACCGTAACCAACACATCTATCTAAGGGACAGTGAAATTATCCACGTTTCTAAGTTCTCCCCTTCCGAAACTTATGGGTGGTCTCCAATTTTAACGGTTTTTGAAAAATGTTTAACTTTGATTGGTATGGATAAGAACATATACAGATATTTCTTTGAGCGTAAAATGCCAGCGTCCATGCTTATGGTTACAACAGATGACCCAGAAAGTCTACGTAAAGAACGTGAGCATATTGCGGCGCAAACTAGGTTAGACCCCAACTATATTCCTATGGTTGCGGTTTCCAGTCGTAACCAACGTGGTCGTGTAGACATGGTTCGATTGTTCCACACTCTACAAGAGATGGATTACCTTCCTGTTAAGGAAGAGATTCGTGAACGTGTTGGTGCGGTATGGGGTGTAACACCTGCATGGCAGGGCGCACCGGAAGCTTTTGGTGGCTTATCAACTCAAACACAGCAATTAGTAGTTATGAGTCGTGTTGTCGAATCCGACCAGCGGTTATTCCATGAAAAGGTTTTCCCAAAACTGCTTGAGGCATTTAACGTTACAGACTTCGACCTACTACTCCCTACTCCTGAAGAAAAAGCAGAAGCAACACGAATTAGTTTTAGTCAACAACGTATAGGTATTGCTAATCAATTTGCACAACTAGGCTTTGATGTTAAATTAAAAGAAGAGGGTGTTTCGTTAGAAGATGCAGAATTTGTAGTGAGCGGTGAGATGGCGAAAACTGTCCAGATTCAAGCACAAACCCAAGCTTTGGGGTTGCAGCAGCAAATTGAACAGATGGAACAGCCACAAGAGGGCGAAGAAGGGGAAGAAGCACCCGAAGGAGGAGAGGAGTCTCCAGAAGGTGGTGAGGCTTTACCAGATATTCAAGCTATGGAAAAGTCTATCCCAGCATCTGAGCGTAAGTTTAAGGGCAGGACTGGTGGTCGCACCCCAGACTGGCATGACAAGTCTCCCTTAGAGGAGCGAGATATTGATGAATGGGCGGATAAGCGTCGGGAAAAGGCGGAAAACCGGAGTTTCGGGTTTGAAGTATCTAAAACATGGATTCAGTCTCTAAACGAACAGGGTTTCTCAACACCTATAATCAAAGAAGTTTCTAGCGATGGTTCAAAACTGTGGTTTATTGAGAAGGGTGTAGATTACGTAGCAGATTTATCAACTGACGGTTTAGGGGATATATCTAAAGCAACATTCATAGTACCTTTCCGTAATGGGTCTCCTACCAACCCTTCCGTAAGTTACAATCTAACAGATTCTAACCAACGGGACGACCGTAATGTTGGTGACGATGATAAAGACGATGAGGATTAGGAATGCCTAATTCAACAAAGGTATTAGAATTAGCAGAGTTTGTTGAAAAAGCTCCCTTGACTGGAATAAAATCTACATTAGGTAGGGTGTTTGGAGGTGGTGGAGATACAGAGGAGGAACCTGAGGCAGTCCCAGAAGGGCAGCGAGTTTATGTAGATAGTGAAGAAGATGCCCCTGACGGTGTAGATGTTCTTACAGGTAAACGTAAAGGGCTTTACTATGACATGAACCAACTAAATGAAAAAGATCATGGTGATGAAATTACAAATGTTTTCAATGATTTAGTAGCCCAACAGACAGAACTCCTAAGTGAAGAAGGGGGTCGGAAAGCCGAAGACGCTACATATAAGTTAGATTCTGAGTTATATGATATGGAGCAAGAAGCTTTTAAAAACCATAAAGACGCTGAAAAACACAGAGAGTTAATCGACGAATTGGCAGGGGCGACTGACACCTATCTTGAGGTTGGGGGAGGCTTTGACTCAGCAGAGTTTAAAACCGTGCAGTCACTAGGGGATAAAGAGGCTAAGTTAAGAGAAAGCATATTTAGTGATGTGAAGGAACAATTAAGTCATACCTCTACACCTGAAGGTAAAGCTTATGTGGATAAACGACAGGAAAAAGCAGATAGTCAAAAAAATAAACAATTATCTAAACTAAGGCAGAAAATAGGAAATGCTTTAATCCATTCGTTCAAGACACAGAGTTTTAAAGTTGATGATATGGACTTTAAGATAGACCCTGACATGGCGTATGTTTCTGATGAAGGCGAATGGGAAACTGCTCAAATACAAAAAATCAAGGCTGCTTTTAAGGGTTTCCAACTCAACTCAGGGAACACTACTGAGCAGTTTGAAGCGGCGTGGNCGAGCCAATACGNAGACCATTTGGATAACCCTGAAACGTCCTATTTATCAACTGTGATGGATGTTTTAAATGACAATGATATAGCTGAGTACGTTATCAAAGACAATGAATTCCATGCTAATCCTAAAGTATTTGCGGCGTTTTCTTCAGGCACCCCTCAAGAAAAAATAGATGCTATGTCCACAATGGTACACGAAAGTTTACATTCAATAAATGCTAAAAAGCGAGTAATTAACATAATAGCCCATACAGACGATAAAGACCGGAACTGGGAGCAAGAAGCTAAGATACGAAAGTTAGACCCGTCGGAGGTTAAGCAAAAAGCTCATGAAAACACAAAAA